CGCTCCTGCTCCAGCTCCAGCTCCATCTCCAGCTCCTGCTCCCGCTCCTGCTCCTGCTCCTGCTCCAGCTCCAGCTCCCGCTCCAGCTCCTGCTCCTGCACTTACAAACATAAGGGCGAGTCATTTTGAAATCCCAAATGACTCAATCGCGGCCCTCTGGACGTTCCAGAACTTGGTATGGAGCTTCTGCTCGTCCGTGTAGGCCTTGTTGCTCCAAGCACCTGTCTCATACACAATTGCAGCATCTTCCAGCACCACAAAGGTGTCGTTGACACCCACGAGCTTGCCCGAATAGAAGTAAGCCGAGCAAATCAGCAGGACCCTCTCTCCGAGCAAATGGTCCAGGCCCTCGGTCTTGCTGTCCACTTCAATTATCTTCTTCATTTTTGCCTCACATGTGAATTTGGTGCTGCTAGTACCAGCATTCTATTGCACTGGGATATTTCTATCCGGGTGATGCAACCCCATGCAGGCCTTACCTGGCGTGGAGCAGAACCGCCCGAAATCCAATATTGCCACTATCTTGCGGGCAAAACGCCCCCTTAGAGCGCAGATTACCCAATAGTGACCGCTATTGCTAACACGAACTTGGAAAGGAGCTTTTATCTTCATCGCAGCACCTTGTCCCGCTTTCTGGAACTGTCTGGCGCTGCTGGGGCATGCTCCGCTACCAACAGAGGTGCCTTAAGCCGTTCCAGTTCCGTGCGAAAGTCCTGTTCGCTGATTTCCTCAGCGCTATGGCGCATCATATGCAGCCAGCCCCGATAGTCCAGCGAGCCGAATTGTTCTTTGTTGTAGGCCAGCTCATCGCGGCTCTGACCGGGCCAGACCTTGTTCCGCTTGTCCTCGAAGTATAGTTGCTCCCATTTGTTGCAGGAGCCCTCATGCTCAGGGTCCTCAGAGCGCATTTGGCCCAAGCTGGCCCGACGGGCCAGATTCTCTTCGGCGGCCCACTTGATGCTCATAATGGCTCGATGCCAGAGCGCCCTGTGGGCCACACAGCACCGCATCTTGCCCTTCTGGTCCTCATGGCAGTGCGGACACCGCTTCACCGTCCGCTTGGCATAGTTCATGTCTGCAATAAGCTGGCCCGTGCGCAAGAGGCGCATATTGCAGGCCTGGCGTTCGGCGTCTATTTCCTGTTGGAGCTTCTGAACCTCAAATGCGCCCAATGTCCCAGCCACAACGTACCGGCTAAGACGATGCTCCATATCCAGAAGCATGTCCAAATCGAAGGCCTTGTCCGTGCGGTCATAGAGCTTGCCCATTGGCACGCTCCAACATACGGAAATAGGGCAACCGGAACACGGCTATGAACATACTGGAGCAAACATCGCAATAGCCAGAGGGGTAGTGCTCCCGTTTGAGCAAAATGCAGTTGCAAACCCGGCAGAAATCGGGGTGCTTGAGACCCCTTGGCTCATAGACTCGGAGCGAGTGGGCAAAATTGACGGCCTCATGCTCCGAGCGCCAATGGTTTATGCACACGGAGCAGTAGACATTTCGAGGTTCGGGTGGATAACGCTTGCAGTTGCCACAGAGCCTTTCACTAGCCACGACGCACCCCCGCTGGCAGGCGCTTGTAAGTCACGGCAAACTGGCCCTTGGTGCTCAGGCGCTGAACGCACTTGAGCGCCTCGGAGCGCTTCCGAAACACCAATCCCTGCACAACCCGCTTGGACTCTTTGTATCGCACTAAATACATGGCATCCTCCTCGCAAGAGAATGGCGGTGTTCAAGGCCACCGCCTGCCTTTTTACAGAGGAACGAACAATGTGCGGACCAGCATCCCAACGTACCTCTACGTCGTGGCGCTGGCCCTGGTAGCAAGCAGACTGACTTCGGCTACTTGCTAGACTTCGGCTTCGGGCTCCGTGATGCTCTCGTCGCCCTCGTTCAGTTCCGAACCGGCTTCCAGGGTCTCTTCCGTGGTGGGAAGGACCTCGCCTTCGACCGGCGGATTGCCCGGAATGGGAGCCGCATTGGCCTGGGTCTGCTCATCCTGCTTGTTGATTTCCAACATAGTTCACCTCACATTGGCATTCTAGGCTGCCATTGCCTCAGGGAACCGACTACGTGGCCCCTCTAGGTGTGGGCAAGCGACGTATCCGCGCGGCCAGCCCACAACCAGATTGGCCAATCTGTTCAGACGGGCCGTTTTGAGAAATCCCTGCTAAAATCCAGCATATTGGGCACAACCGGAAAGGCGGCTTCGGCATCCGCGTTGCTGTCGAACATGGCCAGCACCCTATCCGTGACGGCCTGCACGACCTCTTCCCGACTTACGCCCTCGTCAATCAGAACATCCACAACCAAGTGTTGCATGGCTCGCATAAGGACCTCGCATAGAACCCTCTCTGAGAGTTCTGGGAGACAGATGGTGTTGGGCACTACTGTCCCAACCTTCACCGTGGCGGGCTCCAAATGCGTCCCGGCCATCCGCTCCCCAGAGCCATCAGATGTTCTGCGCGGCCCTTGAGATACGCAACGACATGGTATCGAACTCATCCAGGGTAATAATGCGGCGTTTCCAAGCGCCCCATACGGCCCTGAACAGTTCTAAGGCTTCCAACCTGAGCAATTCGGCTTCTGATGTCTTATTCATAGCTCACCTCGCAAGTGATTTAGAATCAACTACTTGGCCCAACTCAAAAATACTTGAAAATAGTTTGTCACTTTCACCCACTTGGAGAGTCTAATCTCTAGGAGATTAGTTCTCCATCGGGGGAGCAAAGAGGGGCGACAGACCAGCCGCTCTCTCCGTGGGACACAAAAAAAGCGCACTGGCCATAAGCCAGTGCGCTAGGTTGTTCATTCGAGAGCGGTTAGGTTATTTCTTGGCCTCAAGTTGGGCAATGCGGTCGCGGAGTGTTCCAAGGCGCCGGGTAGCCGTGGCAGCCTTCGTGGCCACTCGCTGCACACCGATTTCGCTGGCCGGAACCAACTTGCGGAATGCAATCGTGATACCCAAGGCGCTGGGGAACTCATTGCCAAAATCCAATCCCCGGCTCAGTTCCACTGGCATATGCGAGCCATTGAAATTCAAGCGGCTCTTCTCGTTCTCGTCGTTGGTGAGCGTAAAGAGCCACTTGCCATACGTGGAATCGCCCTTCTGGGCCTTGATGACTTCGATGTGCTGTTGGTCCTCGACATAGACCAATTCGGCCAAGCCAGCAATTAGCTCGGCCATGTTGTTTCCAGATATTCTGTAGAGTGGTTTATTGTTTTCCATGTGATTATCTCCATTTGTTTGTTGAGGATAGGAGCGAAAAAATTCGCTCAATCTTGCAAAATGCCTCGCGTGCGCGCGAGAGGTAAAGGCTTTCGTATCTAGAACATAGAGGCCTGGAAGCATGCTTAATTTCACACAGTTTTTGTCAATTTCGAGTTTTCCATAAATCCTTTGTTTTCAACAACCTTTAGAGCCAATATTTAGGGGGTTTTAGGTGGGTTTAAGAGGTCCCAAGGCACGCGGTCAAGAGAACTGGATGAAGGAGGTCGCTGACCTCATGGTCCAGGAGGGTATGGGCTTCAGTTTGGCCTGTCAGAGCCTGGGCAAGAAGTTCGACAACAGCCAAGCCGAGAGGGCCGCCCAATACTCTGAGGCCTTCCAGAATATCCTGAATGCCCTGAATTATCGCTATAGCGCCTCCATTGTCGACAATCCGCTCTTCACCAAAGAAGTCATCGTGGGTACTCTTATGCGGGCCGTGAGACGGCTGGAGGAGGCCCAGCAGTGGGACAAGGTGGCCATTCCAGCCAAACTGGTCTTGGATGCCATGGGCTGGAATGAGCATGACCAGGATAGGCCGGTTTTGCTGAATTTGACTCAACGGGACATTGACGAGCTCAAGGCTAAGTTTGCCGAGAAGCAGGCTCAGGAGAAAGCGGATTCTAACCCCAAGCTCAACTGAGCAAATGGCCAAGCTCGCGGCCAAGGACCCATCTGTTGTCAGAGCCATCCTGGAGGGCGTCGAGGCCAAGCGTAGGGCCGAGAGCTTTATTCGCTACTGGGAGCCATTCGAGTACGAGCGGAGGGTGTTTGAGGCCTTCGGGCCCGAAATCAAGATTCTTATTGTAGCGGGGGGTAATAGGTCTGGGAAGACCGAGGTGGGCGCCGCGCTCACTACGGCCTGGGCCGAGGGCAAGGAATACTTTAGAGGGGACCCGGCCTGGAGCTGGGTCAAGGATTTGCCCATTCCCGACAAGCCAGCCAAGAACATCTGGCTCGTGGGATTGGACTATAAAGTTCTACAGAACGTAATCTGGCGTGAGAAGCTCGTGCAGGGCTCGGCCCACCCGGGCTTCCTGCCTAAGGACGCCTCGGTAGCAAACATCCGGGATTCGGACAAGCAAATCTTCTTCGAGAACGGCACCGTTATCACGGGCATGTCGGCGGATAGCGGTAGGGAGAAGTTCCAGTCCGCCTCGGTAGACTACATCTGGATAGACGAGGAATGCGATGTCGAAATCTTCGATGAGTGCTACCAGCGAACCGTGGACTGCGGCGGCAAGATTGTAGTCACCGTAACGCCCCTCATAGACATCGCCAGTGGTGTAAAGACGCCCTGGATATTCAATTTGTTCGAGGATATGAAGGCCGGGCGCAAGGACATCAAGTTTGTGAATCTGAGTGTCCTGGATAATCCCATCGTGCCCCAAGCCGAGAAGGATGCGCTCTGTGAAAAGTGGAAAGGTCACCCCGAGGAGCGGGCCCGGCTATTTGGAGAGTTTGTCCGCCGCTCTGGGCTCATCTACCCAATGTGGGACCGCAAGCTGCATATCAAGCGGACTAATCCCCCACAGGAGTGGAAACGGATTGTTAGCATCGACCCAGCCGCCACCGGAGTTACGGCAGCGCTCTTCTGCGCTATCGATAGCTCAAACAATTTGCACATCTACAGAGAGTATTACCAAGCGAATTTGACTGTGGGGGAACATGTCCGAAACATTGAAAGCCGCCGACTTGGCGACAGCATCGACAGTTGGCTTATTGACCCCAAATGGGGACAGCAGCGAAACGCCGAAACCCACAAAACTGGTCAGCAGCTCTATAGAGATGCCGGAGGCCCGGGGCGAGGTCTCCCAGTTAGACTTGCAGAGGTTGGAGAAGACTATGGTCTATTGGCCTCGATGGAGTATATGCAAGCCACAGCTAATGGCGCCTCTGACCGACACCCCAAAGTCTGGATAGACCCCTCTTGCACCAACTTCATCGACGAGATAGAGCACTACACCTGGGACCGATTTGCCCAGGGACCGCTCAAGGGACTCTCTAAGGAGAAGCCCATGAAGCGCAATGACCACTGCATGAATGCCTATCAGTACCTATGCGCCCAGAAGCCCCGGTCTAGGATGCGTGGCGGGGGCAGCACGGATTCCGAGTTGGAGCGTTTGAGGACCAACAGTTCATATTTCTAGGGAGGAACAGATGTTTGCAGTTATTCTGGTTACAGGAGCACATGCCTTCGGCTTCGTCGTGGCGGCCTTTGCCGCGGGCGTAGCAGTGGGCTATGGTTTTCGCGGCAAGGAACACGCGGCAATTCAGGCCGTTGGCGCCGATGTTGCCAAAACCGGCGGTGTCCTCAGCGCCGAAGTTAAAAAGCTCTAGATGGCGTCTTCGAGTGCCATCGGAGGCGGAGGCCTTGCGTCGCAGCCTTGGGTCAGCCCAAAGCTCGGAAGCGGTGAGGGTACTGGAAGTATCCCCTCAGCAGCTCTTGGACCTGCGCCTCTTGCTAGTGGAACGTCTCAAAGCGGCAGCATGGGAGGCTCCACGGGCATCGGAGGCGGATTTGCTCAGTGGCCCGGAAAAACCTTCCAGACCTGGCCCAAGCGAGGCCTCGGTGGTGGAGAAGGCGACAGGGGAATGGTCCGATGAAGGTAAGAGTCGATAGATTTACACCCCGGGACATTGCTGATTCGCCTGAGGGCTTTGAGAAGCGCTATGCGGACCGCAAGCCCCGGCCCAAGGAACGCAGTCCCTTGGAGGAGCCCCAAAGGCCTAACATGTCCAAGCTTCTGGAGAAGTTCAATATCGATGAGCCATAAGCTCCCCATCTATCCCGCGGACCACGCCGTGGGCTCTATCGTTCCTGAGGGCGGCTCTAACTGCGCCAAGTGCGAATACGTGGAGGGCCAGAACTGCCGCCAGAAGCTCTTTGTGGAGTGGAATGGCTCCAAGCGCATTCCCGGTCCAATCAACAACTATTGCTGCGATTTCTTTGAAGTGGCACCTCGCATCCGCGACACCAAGTTCGAGGATGCGGGACTCTAAGTGAAAGGTGATAATAGTCCAAACGATGGCACACACAGTAGACGTAGGCTGGACAGCCTCAGTTGACCCCGTAGACGGCTACAACGTCCTTAGGGGCACCGTATCGGGTGGACCCTACACCAAGGTAAATTCGGCTCTAGTCACGGGCACGTCGTTCGTCGACGTGGGACCCTTCAGCAATTTGGGCCCATTCTTCTACGTGGCGGAAAGCGTTAAGGGGAGCGTAGTTTCCATCTTCTCCAACGAAGTACAGGTGCTTCTTCCCCCGGCGCCACCGACAGCGTTGGTTCTTATTTCAGCAACTTAAGACCTTTTGGTCTAAACTAACTGGGGCTCCAACCGGGGCCCCTTGAGGGGTTTTATGAAGACTTTGCAATCACCTATCGATATTTGCGATGGGGGCCACCGGTACTTTGTGGCCTGTGACGGAACGGTAGAGGGCAATAAGACCGTCAAGATTTGGGTAGTGCTGGTCTGTACGGCCTGTGGTCCGGCCTCCACACATCTGGTGGAGCACGTGATGGAGAAGTCGGCCGATGCCTGAGACCAGTAAGTGTATCTGGACGCTCAATATAGACAACTATGCGCCCGAGATTACCCAAACGACCTATCCATACATCAAGGCCTGGGCCCACAAAATCGGAGCCGACTTCCAGCAAATCACGGAGCGCAAATGGCCCGATGCACCCGCTACCTATGAGAAGTTGCAACTGCATTGGCTGGGCCAGGACTACGACTGGAACATCTATATAGACTCCGATGCCTTGGTGCATCCCGATATGTTCGACCCCACTCGGCACATCTACCCCGACACGGTCATGCAATACGGTCACGACCTCATTGGGACCCGCTTCAGGGACAACAAATACTTCCGGCGGGATACGCGCCAAATCAGCTCCTGCAACTGGTTCACGGTGGCCTCATCGGATTGCTTGGACCTATGGCACCCCTTGGATGATATGAACATCCAGGAGGCCCTGGGGGAAATTAGGCCCCAACTCAAGGAAATTGACACCTGTTCGGATGGTCACCTTATTGACGACTATGTGCTTAGTCGCAATATCGCTCGTTATGGTCTGCACTACAAAAAGTTTCTGGACCTTCTTAAACACCTGGGCTCTGAGGGTGCCCAATTGTTCTTTCATACCCACCTCCTAACTCGGGCCGAGAAGGCCTTTGTGCTGCCCCGCATCATGGATGAGTGCTGGCGCAAAAGCAAAAACGTAGATTTGGAGTGGCTAGAAAAAACCTTGAAGGATGCAGAATCCTTCACTAATCCCAAATAAAAGGAAAATAAAACATGGCAGTTCCCTCAGTAAATGCAACCTCCTTAGTTGGTCCTAATCTGGGTACCGCAGGTCAGTATGCCCTGGGTCCTGGAGATGCCCAAGAACCCGCCTGGGTTGGTATTGGCACCTTCACCGGAGACGGTTCGGTGGTCTTTAGCAACCTGAACTTCATCGATGGCACCAACGCCATTCCCTTTACTCCCACGGGTGTAAGGCTATCCCGCATTGGTGGTAACGATACGGCCAATGGCGTGCCCATCCTAAATACCTCGGCGGCCCTCAATAACGTGGCCGTCACGGTCAACTGGACCGCGGCTGTGGCCTCGGGCAAGACCTCTGTTATTTTGATGGAGCTCTATAAGTAACCCAGTAAGCTAGGGAGAAAAAACTATGTCAATGAACTTTAAAGACGCCCAGCTTACCTACTGGAATCAGGACTTGCAATTGACCTCTAAGGTCAAGGGCATTTTCCAGACTGAAATCGGCGGCAGTGCCTTTGGCACCGTGTCGGCGACCAGTTCTGCGACAGTGGCCTTTACTCTAAAGGGTCTAACGGCCCCCACAGGCACCGGCGCGGCCGGAACTGCCGCGGGCGCTGCCAACCAAATTAACCCCGGGGATACAGTCATCATCAATCCCACCTCAACCTTGGCGGGCGGACTTGCAGTCTATGGCTACATCTCCGCAGCCAACACGCTCACCGTGGTGTTGGCCAATTCCGGTGCCGGAACACCCACCGGCGGCAGCCCCAACTTTATTGTGACCATCATCAAGTTCGGGCAGCTCGACGGACTGAGTTCCTAAGGAGATGCCTATGTCAAACAGAGAAACCAGCGATACCTCCAGCCAGTCCGGAGTCAGCTATCCGGCTGGTACGGCCGGCGCCTCGGGCAACGTCAAGAACGTCAAGATTAGTCTTGATGACCAAAAGACCCGCCTGAGCAAACTGGGCTCCAGCGGGGCCTTTAATGGCCATGCCGTAATCATCCATGCGGATTATTCCGTGTGGGATAGTACCAGCAACAAGTACCTCTACCCCGGTGTGGATTATAACGTCGGGGATTTGCAGAGGACCTAAAATGCCCAGCACAAGCAAAAAGCAACAGCGCTTCATGGGTGCCGAATTGGGCCGCAAGCGGTCGGGCCAAAAAACTCAGACAGGCATGTCCGAGGGGCAACTCTCGGACTTTGCCAGTCGAGTTCAGCCGCATGGCTCCTTGGAGGACATCACCTTCCACGAAGAGGCCTGTGATGAGGTCGGCAAGAAGCTCTGCCCCGAATTCACACACCCCATCCACAAGGGCTATAAGGACTTCGACCCCGGCAAGCTAGACCCCCCGGCCATCGATGGCGAGGCCGACCAGTTCACCAAGGGCAAGCAGTCCTGTAACCGGGATGCCGGTCAGGGTCTGCACTATGGCGCACCCGTGGACTACTTCGGTCCCGACACGGACTATCGGGCCGAGGAAATCGACGTGCACCAATACGGTTCCAGCTATGACCCCATTCCCCTTAGGGACTACTACAAATCCGAGGACCATGCCCAAGAGCGTTCTTTCCGTGTGCAGCATCAGGATGTTTACGATGAAACCGTCACGCCTGGTACCGTAACCGGCGACAACGTCATGTCCAAGGCCTATGGTTCTAAGGGCTATAGCGCCGTGGAAAAAGTTCGGGATGTTCCAGACCGACGGGCCTTCGACGACCAACGGGAATTTGGTCGGGCCGTCACCAAAAAGAAGGACCTCTATGCCGTGGACGTGGATGGCATAGACACCAAGAAAGGCTCCAAAATCCGATGAGCTGCGATTCGCGCTTTAAGGGCGCAAACTAACAACGAGTTCCGGCCCATCCGGCCGGCGAGGGTTTCCCCTTCTGGGATGCGCCAAACCCCTCATGGCGCCCTAGTGCATAGCACTATAACCAGAGGGGGCTGCGCCTGGGCGTGGCGCTATAGAAATAACGCCCAAAATTTATGGATACAAACACCGAGAAGGTCCTAAGTGAGATTCAATCCGACAAGGTCACGCTGACCTGCGGCAAACACAACTATGTGGCCGCCCGAAAGCGGGCCAATGCCACCGTGGCCATTCCACCCAATACACATGGCTGCAAGGACTGTTGGATGGTCTACTACGTTACAGATTTGGCCCTAACGCCTCCTGGTAAACGCCAGGAACGCGTGGATGAACTTGAAGAGGTAATCCACCACGCCATCGAGTTCGAACAGAAGGGCCAATTCGGCAAGGACTTCGAGTTGTTCGAGCCCACAGATGGGCGCTTCGAAGTCAAGATTGAAAAGGATGTCGAGTGAGTTCGCCGGACCTGCTTCCAAATTGCCTAACCAAGGAGCCCAAGGTTGATTACCGCCTCTCGGGTAGCAACGGTACATGGTTCTACCTGTTCTGTGGCTCTTGTGGAGCTGACGGAGGTCGGGTCATGGACACTTACTTGCCCAAACAGTTCGCCTACTATATCTGTGATGCTTGTTTTGCCAAGTATGGCCACGTCATCGGAACCTACGTTGAGCCCGACGAGGTCTTCCGTCAGAAGGTGGTGGCAGCTATGGAAGAGGAATACGGCCACGTTTTAACCGAGGGGGAAGTTCTAGACGAGCTGGGAAATCCTTCTAGTCTCGTCAGTAAACTAGAAAAAGAAGGAAAAGGAACCTAGACTATGCCTATGGTATATACCTCCTCGCTAGCCACGCCTGGAGTCTCAACTACGTCTGGTACGGGTAACACCGAAACCAACGCAATCTTTCTGAAGCCCGCCAGCGCCGTCCCGGCGCGTAACGTGGGTCTTCAGGCCGCCTATGTGATTGGAAGGGCCTCGGCGCTCACCACGATTAGCGGTTTGGTCTTCCGCATCATCCGGGCCACTACGGCCTCGACTGCGGGCACGGCCACTACGCCCAACCCCAAGGATGCTGGTATGCAGGCTGCCACAGCGGTAGCGGCAACCGGTGGAACCACCTCTACCACGGGCCGCACCAACCACGTGATTTTCGGTTGCGGTGCCGCGGGCCCGGGTGGATGGGTGGCGCCCAATCCGGACTCGGTGGTCCTCGTCACTTCGGCCGCGACCCAGCCCTCGGTGGACCTGCTTG